AGTGATCCAGAAACAATTCACTCTTTTTTTCAGAAATCCAACATTTCTGTTTGCATTCTGGGCAATCTATTAATCTGCTTGCCGATTGATCTTTCGGTGCTTCTTTAAATTCAGAGAATGGTGGAAGCATAATAATTATTAAATCATTCATTTTTGCCACCCTCTAGGCTGAATGGCGGCATAGGCATATTTTTATATATTACACATTCCATTGCTTCAAGAAGCCATTTTATGCCATGGTTTTGTACTTCTTTAGGTTTGTATCGCTTCAATTCTTGAATTATAGAAGTTGATACACCAAGCATAAAACATAAGCTGTCTATCTTTTCCCTTAACTCTTTTTCAGTCACTTTTATTGTCCTCCAAAAACTCAATCAAAGGCGGTTCACCACAAAAATACCCGTAAGCCACGGGTAAATTTGCACGCCGTGACAAATCCTTATCATAATCAGACATCTTGCGGCCACATTCATTTGTGCAATCAGGTGACGCACAAAAAGTTCTGTCTGCATAACAAAGCATTAATGGGTTGCTCCCGAAAGTATTTGATCATCAGCAGTTAAACTTAACTTAAAGCCTTCAATGGTTATTTGCTCAATCTCGGTCAATAGCGATGCTAACATCTTGCTTTTAACATCATAATCATGGCCATGAGCGCAATTTGTGAATAAATTAATCACTATATTAGAAATTACAAAAGAGATTAGTAATCGCGGGTGAATTTCTTCTAATTTTAAATGTTCATCAATCAATCCATCTTCAACAATTAGCTCAACTGCTTTGATAATTTTAAAAAAGAACGCTTCTCGTGGGTGCTTTATTTCTTTGTCAGCAGGGGAAAATTCAGGCGTAAGACATATTTTTTTGACTTTTAAATTATCCATTTGTTTTTTTCTCTTAAGCATCTTGAAGGCGTCTAGTCACTTTACATAAGCTGTCTATCAGCATTTTAGAGATTTCCTCCCCTTTTATTTCTGAAATTCCCTTGTCATGTGCAAAAATTGCGGCCACACGAAATCTGTTAAAAAATTCCTGAATAATATCCCCGATAACATTAGCAACAAGAGCATCAACCATATCATCGCCCTCAAATTCCTGAATAAATTTTTTGAGAATGGAAATTTTACTATCAAAACCTTGAATAGCAGCCTTGATTAATTTCTCTCTCAAATCTTCGGGTAAATTTTTAATAATTTTTAAAAAGTCTTCTTGTTCAATTGAAACATTGCTCATTTTTGCTACTCCTTTTATATTTATCCACAGTTTTTGGGGATAAGTTTGTTATCAAATAAATCATCAGCAGATACTTTGATGCCTTTTTTATCGCACAGCTCTATAATTTTTTTAATTACATCAATAGATAAATTATTGCGCCTACCTTCATAATTATTAATCATTTGCTTGGAAAGCCCCAATTCCTTGGCTAGCTCGACTTGAGTTAACAATAATTTTTGTCTTAAAACTTTTACGTGTGAAATCATAAATAACCCCTCGTCAATTTTCTGCATACTAATTCATATAAAAACGAATGTAAAGCAATAAACAAATAAAATACAAATAACGCTTGACTTCGTTTGTATTCGTGCTATCATGCAATTGTAACTTAACACTTCACATCACATTACGAGGCTACTATGACTATAAAATCATTTGAGCGACCAATTATCGAGTTATCACACGATGTTGTGTTTAAGCACGCAAAAATAGTTGATAAAGAATATAAACTTGATATTGCAGAATTAAGCGCTGCTGAAAAACTAGAATTTGTGTCGCACTTCTTAACAATCAATACTAAGATTGACTCGCTCATTCAGGAATATGTAAATCACGCTTGTACGGACAGAATGTACGCAGAATCACAGCCATACGGAGATTGGGAATGAATAGAACCAGCATGAATGATTTTATATCCGCACATGAAAGACTGACTAACCCACGTAAATTAAATAAATTATTTGGTTTAATTGCTCGCATAGTATTAAATATTAAAAAAATACAAAGGAGTGTGCCAAGTGAGTAATGCTATTTTAATCTTAGGCGAATCAGGAACAGGGAAGTCAACTTCCCTTAGAAACCTTAATCATGACGAGACATTTATTATTAATGTTTTAGATAAACCGTTGCCGTTTCGAGGACACAAAAATAAGTATACCCCGCTTTCTGCCGATGGATTGGTCGGTAATTACTATGAAAGCGATGATCATGAAAAAATTGGTCGCATTATCAAATTGATTAATCATAAAAGAAAAAATATCAAAAACTTAATCATTGATGATTTTGGTTTTACTATGACCAATACTTATATGAAGCGCTCAAGGGAAGTTGGTTTTGCGAAATTTGTCGATATTGGTAGAAGTGCATGGGAAGTTATCAGTTCATTGCGTGGATTACGCGCAGATTTAAATTGCGTTGTGACAATGCATGTCGATATTGATGTTTTAGGCAAGTACAGACCTAAGACAATCGGGAAAATGATAGACCAATACAATATCATTGAAGGTTCATTTACGTTTATTTTTCAATCGATAATTTCAGACTCTCAATACAAATTTATAACAAATAATGATGGCCAGCACATGGCAAAAACCCCAATGGGTTGTTTTGATGAATTTTTAATTGATAACGATTTGAATGAAATTATTAAACAAATTGAAAACTACAATGAGGGTAACTAGCCATGAACTTATATCAAATCACGAATGAATACCAAGATGTATTTAGTCAAATCAGTGAAGATGGAGAGATTAGCGAGGAAACGATGAAGAATCTTGACGCGCTTCACGAGGACTTTGAAAATAAGGCTATATCGGTTGCCTCATACATTAAAAATATTGAAGCCGAGGAAGCCGCAATCAATCTTGCAATCGAGGAAATGCGCTCACGAAAGGCCAAATTATCAAAAAAAGTGGCCTCCTTGTCTGATTATTTACAATACAATCTTATTAAATTGCAAATAGACGAAATTAAAAAATCACCCTATTTTCAAATCAAACTTAAAAAATGCCCTCCTTCCGTGAACGTTTTTGACGAGAAAGCTATACCGCCAGAATATTGGCGCGAAAAGGTAATTACCTCTGTAAGCATTGATAAAATCAAGCTCAAAGAGGTAATTAGTGAAGGAATTGACGTACCAGGTGCGACAATACAACGTAACTTAAAACTTGAAATTAAGTGAGGAAAGCATGAGATATACTCCCTATACGGAAGCTGAAATTCAAAGCATGAATGTGATGGATGAGGGCACTTATAAATTTGAAATTATTGAAGTTCATACAGTAGATAGATATAACGCGCCACTTGTTGATAAAAACGGCGTGGATATGGCCAAACTTAAATTAATGGTCTTAGATAACCAAAATCGTGAGCGCACTTTATTTACTTTTATATCAGGTGATGGAAAATTCGCCTACAAACTGCGTCATTTGGCAAAGGCAATTGGCATGATGGATGCCTACGAAGATGGCACGTTTGATATTAAGCTTGCTCTTGGAAAAACCGGAATGGCTGATATCGTCATTAAAAAAGGCACGCTAAAACTCGATGGCTCTGGGGAAATGTGGGCTGATAGAAACGACGTTAAGGATTTTGTGAGCGAACCCGCGCAAGCACAAGTTACAGCAAAACCCCCGATCGCTTCAACTGGCGAAGACTTAGAAGACGATATCCCTTTTTAAAAAGGTCACACAAATTTATCTGCTACTTTACGAACGGGTAGCAGATTGGCTATGTCTCGAATTAAATCTATCAAGCCGATGCAAATTGCTAACGACAATAATAACATTGCAACCTCTTATATTGTCTCAACGATAATTGACATAAAACCAAACGTATCAGTTATCAATTGATTAGTATCCGTATTAATACAGGTAATGCCGTCTTGATTTGGTGCAAGCGATGACATTTCAAAACAATATGGTTCAATTCTATATGCGCCTGGGCTATTTAATTGAATGCGTGCATTTAATAAAAGTGTTTCGTAATGCTGGCTAAGACTTAAAATATTCTTGCCATCTTTTGCGCCTGGAATCCAGGTAAAGCCTGGTGTGTTCCAACTGCCTGGCTGTGTGCCAGTTGGGTAAGTCGTAGTATTATTAAAGTTATTGATATCTGTTTCAAATCTGTAGCCTACGCGTGAACTTAAACCTACAACAACATTTGGGTTGCCCTTGTGCCTTATATTGGCGTAGCCATCAATAGTTATCCAAGATGGTGCTGTTATTTCG